GCTGTGCAAGCGGTATGGCAATGTTGTAACTGAGATTACCAGCTGGCAGGGTTTGGATTTAATGCAGACTGTTGGCCGCGTTATGGCCGAATACGAAGGCTTATCGCCTTCTATGCGGCCCAGCGAGATATTGGTTGACAGCATTGGCGTTGGCGGCGGTGTTGTTGATAGGTTGCGTGAGCTTGGCGCACCAGTCAGGGGCATCAACGTGGGCGAGGCTCCTGCGATGGGCAAGACGCATATGAACCTGCGCAGCGAGCTTTGGTTTAAGACGAAGGGTTGGCTTGAGGATCGGTCGTGCAAGCTGCCGAAGGACGACCAGCTTCTCGCGGAGTTAACTGCAATACGTTACTCGTTCACATCGTCAGGCAAGATGAAGGCTGAAAGTAAAGATGAGATGCGCAAGCGCGGGTTGAAATCGCCTGACCTTGCGGATGCGCTTTGTCTGACAATGGCCAGCGACGCTGCGACTGCGTTATCTGGCTCGCTATCTACTTGGAAACAAAGCATAAAGCGCAATTTGAAGGGTATTGCATGAAGCCAGTTCCGTTCCACAAGCTGTCGCCTAAGATGAAAAACATCCGCATGAACCAGTGGATTAAAACTTATATTGGGAAGGGTTTGAGTTTAGAGGAAGCGCAATTTGCGGCTCGCTGGCGCGCTGGGCATTGGAAGCTGAGTGCGCGCATGGAAAAGATTATGGATGACTTGGGCGAATTGTGATATGCGGCTTGGATGGCCATTTGCAAACAAATGTGCTAATGTGCAGAAAAGTTAGAGGATGATGACATGAACCCATGTAAAGGTTGCCCCACCCCTGCGGCGTGCAAGCGTGCTGGAACTTGTCTCGCGAAAAAATACGGGAATTAAGTTTTGGTTGGATTGCTAAGCCCATCTGACTACGCTGGTTATGCTGACGAGGGTCGCAGGCTTGCCGTTGACGTGCCGAATGTCACGCCGATGGACGCGGCTCGCTTTATAGCTGAGGCCACGCCGATCATTGGCGACGCGATGGCAGCCAAAGAAATTTACGATGAGGCCACGTCAGAAAACCCTAACTGGGCGATGGTCGGCGCACTTGGCGGTGCGGCTGTGTTGGGTTTGTTCCCCGGCATTGGTGACGCGGCTGCAAAGGCTGTTAAGTCTGGTGCGCGTGGCTTGCTGGATACGGCGAAGCGTGTTGAGGTTGATCCGAATGCGATGGGTTCGCTGTTGGGTAATGTGCGGTTGAAGCCGAAGGCTTTGACAAAAGAGGAAGCTCCGCTTATAGCCCATCATAACATTGACACAAAGGGTGTCATGGCGGCGGCGGAGATGGGCGGCATACCCATGCCGTCTTTGGCTATTTCAAACGCAAACTTTCCTCTTGAAGAGTACGGTGACATTAGTCTCTTGCTTGCTCCAAGCAAGATTGCCCCCAGCCGCGATTTACCTGTTTGGCCAAATGATGCTTACACTGGCAGGCAGAATAAAGGCTTTATTGATTTTGTAGACGAGGACGCAACCAGAGCCGCTTTAAGGAGCGACCCAGACTTCGGGCATATGGGTAGCAACTGGATGGACAGCACAAGCGGTTTTGACGATCAAGACTATATGATGCGTGTCGCGCAGTTTGGCAAAGCAAACAAAATCGCTGATCCTAAAGATTTTGACCAATTTCGTGACTACGTTAACGAGGTTCAAAGAAAATCTGGTGAGGCTCTGTATGACACGGAAAGAGCTTTAGCGCCCTACGGCGGTTTGTCTGACTATGGCGAAGTTCAGCGTATGATCTATCCAGAGGAGCCGTACACGCCTTCTGGCCAAAGGGTGAAGCCAAAGCCTTACACCATTGAGGAAGCGTACAGGCGTATGAATAAAGCCAAGGCATTTGAGGCTGGTTCAGAAAACACATCTAGCGGCGGAGCTATTCGAGCAATTTCATCTGACAAGTTTAAAAGTCTTGATGAGATAAAGGCTAACAGAGGTTTGTTGCGGCCTCTCGATAATGACATGGCTGACATTAAAGAATCTTTTAATAGTGACGTTTATTATGCCATTGAGGACTTAGCCCAAAAGCATTTTGGCGGCAGCCATACCTTAACGCAGGATTTTCTTGTAGATTTTGCCAGAGGCAAAAATGTAAGTTATGCAAACGCAACCCCCGAGGCAATGTCTGCTGCTAGGGATGTGCTGGCTGGCTTTAAAAAAGAAGTTAAAGGTATGCCGACAGAGTATTTTGAGGCAAAGCCAAGGTCAGTTGCGCAACTTCGTGACTTTGATGCAGCTTTAGTCCCGCAAGGGAACGCGGCAGCGATTGACAAGTTAAAGCGTCAAGGCGTGCCAGAGATAATTGAATATAATGATGAAATTCCCGGAATGACCCGCGCAGAGAAGATTCGGCAAATGCAAAAATTGCTGTTTAGCGGCGCTTTAGCCCCCGGCGGCTTACTAGCCTTACAAGAAATGCAAAAACGTGCTAATGAAGAGCAACAAAGGCAAGGACTGTTACAGTAATGGCAATCACAACTTACGCAGAGCTGCAATCAGCCATCACGGACTTTCTCAACCGTGATGACTTGGCTGCTATTGCGCCGACTTTCATCTCGATGGCTGAGGCTGACATGCAGCGTCAAGTCCGTCACTGGCGTCAAGAGAAGCGCAGCACTGCTGAGCTTGATACGCAGTATAGCGCCATCCCGGCTGACTTTCTTGAGGATATTCGGTTTTACATCACTTCGGGCGATACTAGACCGTTGGAGAAGATCAGCCAGTTTGAGTTGCTTGACCGCAAGTTTCGCAATCTCAACACCAGCGGCCAGCCTGCGTACTATGCTTTGACTGCTGGCGAGATTGAAGTTTACCCTGTGCCAGATGGAACATACACGGCAGAGCTGTATTATTACTCTGAGATTGAGGCGCTGTCTGACAGCAACACGTCAAACTGGATGTTGCAGTATTTTCCCGACGCATACTTGTACGGCTCGCTGATACATTCCGCGCCATACTTGAAGGATGATTCGCGTTTGCAAATTTGGGCGGCTTTGTATCAAAGTGCGATTGATGCTATAAACTTGTCAAGTGATGCAGCAAAGTATGGCGGATCAGGCCGCCGCATGAAAATAAGGGCGTACTAACATGAGCTTATCCAATACCTTCGAGACGCACGTACTAAACTATCTGTTTACGGCCACGTCACTCACGCGGCCAACTGCTTTGTATGTTGCGTTGTTTACCAGCAATCCAGATGAGGATGCGTCAGGCACGGAAGTATCCGGCGGCGCATACGCTCGGCAGTCTGTTGCGTTTACTGTGTCTGGCAATACTGCGTCGAACTCGGCTGCGATTGAGTTTCCGACTGCGACTGCTTCATATGGCACGGTCACACACATCGGCGTATTTGATGCGTTATCTGCTGGCAACTTGATTGCGTATGCTGCGCTGACAACCAGCAAGGCAATTGACACGGGCGACGTGATGCGGATTCCGGCATCTGACCTTGACGTGACTATGGACTAAGCCAATGGCTGACACCACATACAGGACTGGCTTTGGCACTGGTGCATTCGGTGTCAGGGCTTACGGCGTTGATGGTGTTTTAAAAGACGGTGAAGCCATTGTTATTGGCGTCACCTCGACTGCGGCAGCGAATGTTCGCGTTAGGCTTTCTGGGTCTATCATTGCATCCAGCTCCAGCAACACGTCAGACGCCACGAGAGTGCGCGAAGTTAGCGCGTCTGCCTCAGTGTCAGCGAGCAGCACTTCCGCAGCCCAGCGCGTCCGTGAGAGCGCCTCAAACGTATCTGCAAGTGCAACTGGCTCTACAGCTGTTGAGCGCGTGCGCGAGCAGAGCGCAACATCGAGCATTGCCGCGAGCAACACGGCAGCCTGCGAAAGAGTGCGTGAGCAAAGCGCGGCGGCCGCGTCCAGCGCGTCAGTAAGCGCAAACGCAATTACGATAGTTAGCGCGGCCTCAACTATCTCGGCTGTTACTACAAATGTTGTAACGGTTAATCGCGTGCAGCTTAGCGGTGCTTTGATTAGTGCTGTTATTAGTACGACTTGTAATGCGATTGAAAAATGGGAGCCTTTGCCCGGCACGGCTGAAGTGTGGACGGAGGTTGATCCTGCGTCTG